TCGTAGACTGAGGTTAGCTTTGCATCAACTTGATTTGCTAGAAATTGTTGAATCTGCGATCGTGAGTTTAGGCAAACCTGCTCAAATTGATTGGGAATACGCGACAGAAATTAAAGAAGACTACCCTTTGGTGATTTCCTTATCAACTGATCTGGGCTTAAATGTTAGCGAGATTTTTGATATTGCGATCGCAATTAAATAAAGCTTAGTTGTACTTGTTTGCTTGGCATTTTAGCGATCGCCTGTAAGTCTGCGCGGATATTCTTCGAGCGATCGCATATCCATAATTTTTCGGTACGTTTGATATTGTCCTTAGTGCGACCATTGCGACCATTAGCTGCACTCATCACTGTTTCTATCTCTACGCACTTTTGAGCGCTCTTAGGCGCGATATCCTGATGGTAATTACTCAGTACATAGCTACTTTCGCAAGCGTCAAGAGCATCGCATAGGGCTTGATAATCGTCTAGGGTGTATCCGTCGTAATGCCCTTGGTTAGTATTTGGGTATGGCGGATCTGCATAAACTAAACCGTGTGGACAATCCCAGCGCTTAATAAAGCTCAAAGCATCTTCACAGCCAATATACACATCTCGCAGTCGCTCAAAACATTCTGGCAACCTAGCGGCGCGGTTTACCCATGTTGCTGCTGAGTTTTGATGAATTACTTGCGCCGCCCACCCTGATCCTATCTTATTAGCGAAACTCATATTGCATTCAATATAAGTAGCCCAAGCAACTTTAAGATCGCTGTACTCAGATGGATTGTTATAGATTTTTTGTGCCTCACGATGCTCTTCTTGGCTGTATGGAGTGAGTTCTATCCATCGCGCTAGTTCGTTAGGTTGCTCTCTTGCCACGCGCCAGAACGTGATTAGTTGCTTATTTAGATCATTGATTGCTTCGCGGTAATAGTCACTATTACCGCGATCTATTTTGCCTTTGGCATATAGTACAGCCCCGCCGCCAAAGAACGGTTCTACATAGACGGTGTGCGGTATCGCCATGATGTGAGGGACTATTTGAGAGGCGATCCTTGACTTGCCCCCATAATATGAGCATGGCGTTTTCATTTCTTTTTTCTGTTTTTGTAAGGTCTTTGATTGTTTCTCTGCTGCGAAGGCGTAGCCCATCTACAGTTTTCGGGAGTGTAATCTCCGTCATTGTCGATTCTGTCAATGCTATATGGCTTTTGTTGATAAGGTGACATATCGCTCCTAAAATTCAAATAGCCATTTTCTGTACTTGAATCCCATCTCTCACATATCTTTATGCCTCTCCCTCCGTAGTTTTTCCAAGCTTTGTTTTTGGGGTTTTTACATCTTTGATTGATTGCTTTCCAAACAAAGTAAAGAGGTTCTTTAGAAAATCCATGCTTTTCATTTCTGTTTGCAAGTAACTCATGATGAAAGCAGCCACATGATGTAGTTTTCCCATTCCGCAAGTTGCCACCTGAAACAGATTTTTCCTTCCCACAGTCACAAACGCATTGCCAATGCGTTTGTGACCCTTTGTTATCTACTCGTTCAAGTACAGTCCATCGACCTATCTTTTGACCTTTAAGATCAACAAAAGCACCCATAAGCTGTTACTAGATACTACTTTTTTATTATAGCATACCGCCGTAATAATAAACTATCTCCATAATAAGAACACGGTGTTTTCATATAGTTACAGATACATTGCCAAGATGCCCACAGCAAGCCTTAAACTTTTTAGCTGTGAACTTGCCAAAATAGAATAAAGTCTGGCTTGTGTCATTGCCAGATTTTTTCTTTTTGCCATCGTTCTTAGGGTTTGTGAACTCAAGCCGATGGTTAAAAGTGAGATAGCACACAGAATAATTTTGAGCGTCTAGAAACCAGTTAGAGCTTGTATTAGAGTTAGTCAGTAAGAAGGTATTACCTATGTGTGCATAGGTTAAAACCATCTCTACAGCCCTCTCAATATTTCCTTTGCTATAAGGTGGATTTACCCATTTGTTTAAATATGGAGTCCAGTCCCTAGAGAATGCGTCATCAGCTTTAGTCCAAAAGGTTTGAGCTTGGATGACTTGATTTGCTCTTAAGCATGAGAACGGGTCAAGATGGAAGCCTTTAACTAATTCTCGAAATGGTTCTACAACGTAATAGCTCGTATAGTTCTCATCGTTCGATTCATCGTCATTAGTAAGAACACAATCTAGAGTAAATAGGTTTTCTTGTATTGCGATCATTACAACCCTCCTAAAAACTCATTTTTCGCAATCTTGACCATCAATGCTTGCTGTCCCAAATACAGCAGATGTAGCTCAATGAGTAGCTGCTTAGCTGCTTCTAGATCGATGTTTTGAATTTGGTTACAAAAGATTGTGTGTGTCAATTGCTTCTCGATCGGTAAATCATTCATCGCTCTATATGCCTCCATGCTTTATTATTGACAATCGCCCAAATACTCGAAACTACTAATCCGTAACTAGCCGCTATAGATCTGAGCGTTTCGCCATTTGAAGCTCTAGCGACAATAGATTTGATGTCATTGGCTTTTAGTTTTGCACTTGGATTGACTTCTCCTTTTGAAAGATTTAATCCAGTTCTAAAAGCGTGGCGCGTATTTTCTGAAGGAGTACAGTATTCAAGATTAGAAGCAGCATTATTTGATTTATTTCCATCCAAATGATTTACCTGCATTTGCTCAGGTCTAAAACCCAAAAACGCCCTAGACACTAATTTATGAACAGTGTGGGTCTGTGGGACTCCATTGCAGCAAAGAGCAAGAGCTAAATAACCGTGTTTAGTCTTGGTCGGGGTCAGGGTAGTCCCTTTTATTAATTTACTTCTGCCATCCTTGCACAGGATTTTTCTGTCTATACTTCTAATACGTCCAAAACTAGACGCTTGGTAAAGCCCTTCATAGTCAGGGATGTCCAGCCATACCTCTTGACAAAACATCATGTGAGTAAATTCTTTTTCGGGCGGTAGGTTATTCATGGCAATTCACTCCATACTTTCCCATCCAATTCAGGCAATGAAATCTTTTTACCATTGACTCTTTGTTTATAAAAGAAAGCCTTGTTAGCAGCTTTGACTTCATCCCGCAGCGATCGCACCCAGTCTTCATCCATCGGTCTAGCACCCTTACCAGATTCAGCGCCGACGATCGCAAGGTCAATGTATTGGGCATAAGCGCCGATATAAACTTCTTCTAGTAGTGGCTCAAAACTGACAAAAGTATTGCCTCCAAGCTGTTTAATTGCAGTGATCGTATCAAGGCGTTTCAACGCCGTGCCTTGGCTCTCAACCGAAACGCCTAACCATATATTGCTAGGGAGAAAGGGAAAACCAGGTCTAGCACACCAATCATTTACAACTTGCAAAAGGGTGTCAGCACGTTTGGACAAGAGCATAAACGTCTGATTGTGAGAGAAAGCCATAGCTTGAATCATCTCTAATTGCCACTCTCTAGGAATCCAATCACCGCACCAATCTGTCATAGAGCAAACAAAATGACGCTTAGGCGATCGCATCCTTGCCCACTTAGCAAGCATTTCGTAGTTAAGCTCTAGTTCTGGAGCTTTGCCCGTATAGGTTAATCCACTGGCAAAGTCAAAGCGATTACCTGTATTAATTGCTTCAGCATAGCAGTTGGCGCATCCTTCCGATATTTTCCTACACCAATGACCACCGCCTTTGACGGTTATTGGGTTATCAGTTACATCAGTCCATTCAATTTTACTCATGATTCCACTCTTTCCACTCAGTAACCAACATCCGATACGCCGCCAAGTCCTGATTAATTTGGCGATCAACTACAGTCTTACCTATTCCGTGAACTGCCATGTGATCGCGTACCGACTCTACAAGCTTATCGATGGCTTGTTCTGTTCTTGCGATCGCATCTTGTCTGATTTGTGCGTTCATAATAATATTTCTGACCGTCATAATTTCACACACCTAACAAGTGGTTTGCCATACGCTGTCAAAGTTACAGCGCCATACTCTAATAGATTCTGGAAGTCAAACAAGCTTTTACGCATCGCGTCAACTCCAATCTGTTTATCTTGAGTATCAGATTTAGCTTTAACAATCGTGAATATAGGCGACTGGTTAGAGGTTACGATATATTCTTTTTTACCAGCCGCCACGGGACGACATATGCGAGTAGGGGCTTTACGGAACTCTGAGATTGTGATGTATTCTGGAATCATTTACTTTACCCAATGCCCATGAGCAATAAATGGCATAGCTTCACCACGTAATCTAGGGAAATCAATCTTTCCTTCATTAAGATATTTCCACGCTAGCTCTCTAGCTTCTTCCTGAAAGTCATACCAGTAATTACGCTCATAACTCTCAAGGATTGATGCCCATGAATCAGGGCAGAAATTACTAGAATTATCAGTGTTGGGTCGGCAAGAACAGACAATTCTAGTAACTGATTCAGGATCAATTTTGTCTCTGATAATGTCGCGAATACATAGGCTTAGCGATAATCCTTCCATTATCTCTCTCCAAATAATTTAATAATGCGATCGCGCTCACAACTTGACCGCACGTGATAATCCTTTGTGAGAGGATAGGTGGCTTAAGCTGGCAACAACTCAATAATGCGATTAACTTTAGATTCATCGATCCGAAAATGCTTGCCCATGTCTTGAATGTAAGAATTTCTTGCAGCGGGGTCGCTCCCATTTAAAGTAATCCCTAAAAATACTGCCTGTACAAATGGCTTACCGTGTTGGTATGCATTGCCAATTTGCTCTAATAGTTGCTTATACTCATTCAAAGCTTCAGTAGTCGCCATAATCTTTTCTTTCCTTGATATTTGTTAGCCATCGCCATAACCAGAGCCAGAGCCATCGCCATCGCCACAATCATCGCCATCGCCATCGCCACAATCATCGCCATCGCCATCGCCACAACCATCGCCATAGTCATCGCCACAATCATCGCCATAGTCATCGCCACAACCATCGCCAGAGCCAGAGCCACAACCATAGCCAGAACCATAGCCACAACCATAGCCATAGCCATAGCCAGAACCATAGCCATAGCCAGAACCAGAGCCATCGCCAGAACCATAGCCATAGCCAGAACCATAGCCACAACCATAGCCAGTATTTAGATCTTCCATTATCTCTCTCCAAATAATTTAATAATGCGATCGCGCCTACCCTTGATCGCGTGAATGTGGCTTCCAGTAGGGGAAGGGTATAAGAATTAGTTGTTAGCCAGAGCCACAACCATCGCCAGAACCATAGCCAGAGCCATAGCCATAGCCATAGCCATAGCCAGAGCCATAGCCATAGCCATAGCCAGAACCAGAGCCATAGCCAGAGCCAGAGCCATCGCCAGAGCCAGAGCCATCGCCATCGCCATAGCCAGAACCAGAACCAGAACCAGAACCAGAGCCATAGTCATCGCCAGAGCCATAGTCAGTATTTAGATCTTCCATACAGCAACCTCCGCGATTGAATCTTTCGCGATTTCTGTCACTGACAGAATTTCAATCACTTCAGTGACTATGATTCTGTCAACTTCCGCAGGAAATTTGCAATTACTAGGATCGCTAGTTCCTGTTTGGGCTAGCTGAGAAAGGGATGCTGCCCCTGCCCATTTCCATATACGCCGAGCGTTGCGTATTGTTGCTTGCTTACCTTCAAAAGCTTCAAGAAATCCCGCGAATACACCCGCGCTGTAAGTTCGCACAATTACATATTGATCAATCATTTATTTGCACCTCTGCTTGTTTGTGTTAATCGTTAATAGTGAGAGTGTGATCGCGCCTTGCAACCTTGACCACAGGTGATAATTCTTTGCAAGAGAATAGGTATTGCTACCCGATTACATATGCTTTACCCTCAGATTTAATAATGTTTAATTCAGTCATCTAACTGTTTACATAATAGTACAAACCTTACAAACATACAATACCCTAATCATAACTATCCGCCACAATAAACCCGCAAAACATAGACTAAAATCTATGACTGAATATCGCGATACCGTAGCAGACTGCACTCGTTATCAGGAGCGGCTTTGCGAAACTCTAATCCGTAAGCGCTGTAATCGAATCTGTGGGTTTTCCTAAAGGTATTCCTAGCAAATGGACATCCTCTAGATATTGCAAGCTGATAAGCCATCTCTAGCGTCATCCATTCGTTCTCAAATTCTGTTGCTTGCACCCGTGAGAAGAAAGAAATCTCATGATGATCGCGATTGTAGCGATGGATTTCCCCTGCTACAGAGCGATTGTAGAGAAGTTTGGATAATTTTCTTAGCTCAATATTCTCGCCTAGCAGATCATTCAGCTTGTAAGCAATTGTTACAGCGTCCTGCCATTTATCGGTAAGTACTGAGTTAATCTGCTCAGTCGAGATAATCCGTTTAGCGACTCCCTTCTGTTTATCTGATTCGATTTTCTTTCTGGTGCGTGTGCGTTTTGGATTACTCCAATCTAATAAAAGTTTTTGAACATCAGGGTGCATCCTATACCGTTTTTTGAGCGATGGTAGATACACTTTTAGGCTCGCATATTCACCTCCGCTAGCCTTATAAGCAAGCAAAGCTTTTATACGCTGACCATCGGGGCGATCGCGGATCGGTGGTTTTTGTCGTGGGCATAACGGGGCGCTGTAGGCAAAAAAGCTGTATAGATTCAGTATTGATAGCAAACCACTCAAACAAGGCTTTAAACACGCAAAAACATATAAGTACGTTGGTGATTTGCGATCTGTTAGCCTTTCGCGGTTACGAATCCGCTTACGTTGCTTTTTGGCTTTCGGCTTTGCAACATTCTTGGGCGGCTTTGTCTTTGGACGATCGCTTTTCGGTTTTGGCGGTGGAGATGCGATCGTCTCTAACTCTGGTTCTGGTCTAGCTTTTGGCGGTTGTAGTTTTGGCGCGTCACCAATATGCAAAACGTTGCGATCTAATAGCGACTGCCATAGGCTGGACCACTGATTTTTATACACCAAATACCGAGCTACGAATAACGCATTAGTGGCAATAGCGCGATCGTCTTTGAGCTTGCGCCTTTGCTCATGTTCTGCGATCGCACTTAGGATCGGCGCAACTTGTCGCCATATTTCGGGACTGGTGTCAGTGGAGGGGATAGCGGAGATGCAGATGGGTAGGGATGGTTTCATAGTTTTACGCAAATGTTAGAAATGTTAAGCTATATAGAGTAATCTCTATGATAAGTGCGTGTAGTATATGTATTACACAATGTAGTATTAATATATTTCTATATTTTTTTGTAACGTTGTAACACTTACATATAAAACGTATATACAGCAAGTATTTAGAGGCGTTACAAGAAGTGTTACAAGGTATATATTTAGTAATATTTCAGTAACGCATTACAGGTATATCGCTAAGTGTTACAGCGCTTAAATTACTTGTAACGCTTGTTAATTGTATATACAGTAAGGATTTAAGCCTAAGTGTTACAGTGTTACAAGGTATATAGAGAAAGCTGACATGAAAAAAATACTAGTAAGTTTAATTTTCATGCTTGCAACAATACTAGAAAAATTCATCATCATCACTCGTGCTATTAAGAACGGGTGGAGGTGTAGTTGGACTTTTCCAAATATCCTGTCTAGTCGGATCTGATAAATTTGGATATCGCATAGGTGTGCGAGGTTGTACAGCGATCGGTACTTGCTTGGGAGTCATGGGATAAAGCGCTTTACCTTTATCGGTTAACATCCAAACACCAAAACGAGATCCTTGTGGTTTTTGCGACTCTACAAGCCCTTTGTTTTTTGCGCGATGCATTGCAACTCTGAGTGTCGAAACTGTCGTAGAGCATCGAATAGCTAACTCATCAGCAGACATTGAGCCATCCTTTAACACTCCTAAAGCTATAGAGGTTACGTCATCATGGATTTTTCCTGATTTTGTTTCCCCCAAATAGGAAAACACGCCCTTTTCTTTCCAGTCTTCAGTTTGATTAAATTCAAGATCTAAAAATAGCTTCTCGCTGTCCCTAGTTTTAGGCATTGTGAGCTTAAGTAAGTTGCAGTCTGGATTATCAGGGGCGGCGCTTTCTAATCTCCAGACTGCCCAAACAGGTGCGGTAATTCGCAAACTACCGCTCTCTGTTCCTGTTTTGTTAAGGTGATGGATTAACAAGCTAGCAGCGTTATAGTTGCCTAGTAGATCACGCAATCTATAAATTGCGTGTGCAAATTCAGCGTCATTTTCGGATATGCCACTATTTAGGGTGATGGAAGTTAATGAATCAACTACAACGAAATCAGGTTTAAACGTGTCTAGCTCCTGCTCTAATTGGCGCAACATCTCAAGCCTAAAATTAGAAATGATCCGCACATTGTCACTAAATTCTGGTAGTTGATCCGTACCCATTTCCCTAAATCTTTTGCGAGTTGTGCGATCGCTTTGATCGCCTGAAATAAACATCATCTTGCATGATTTCATTGCAGATTCATTAAGAAAAATACTGCCCTCTCTAAGTAGTTTATGCATGAGAAACATTGCAAAAATAGACTTGCCTCGACCAGGGGAACCAGATAATAAAATCATCTCTCCGACTGCCATCATGTTAGATACCAGCCAATTAATTTCTGCATCGCCTTCATTCATGAAATCTTTAGCCGATCTGCTAACCATCGGGGCGGTATACATATCAGCCGATTTAATGGCTACGCACTTATCAAAAGATGGTTTGTCAATCTTGTGAGCTAGCCTAATATCTCTAGCTAAGGTCATCTGCCTAATAGGATCTGTCTCAGCTAGCCAATACTTGATGCTTTGCTCTAGCTTTGTGTTTTCATCAATATTGACATCAGGAGCGATCGCATCTCCAATGACTTCAGTTATTTTTGTGACAGCATCTTGGATGGTCTTCTTGTCTGCACCGTCATTAATCCAGTCTGCGACATCCAAACCGCCGTTGCTTGGCAAATGATGCCAAAAGAAATTGTGGGGCGGGGCTAAAAGCTGCTTTAATGGCGTTGATTTTGCCTCAAGAGCTAATCTAGCCTTAGTCATAAACTCAACGCCTGTAATGTCTCGATCTGGGCATAGCACAACCCATTTGCAAGCTGAAAGTATATCAATGTGTTCTTGGCTAAAAGTTTTACCGCGAATCGTAGTGGCAACAAAGCCCAAATCATTCAAAGCTTTCGCGCAACTTTCTCCTTCTACCAAAAATACATGACGTTCCTTGGCTGCAATTACAGCATCTTGATTGAACAAAGGAAATGATGTTTCTGGAATATCTCCTAACCCCGATCGCATGTTCCATTGACCCTCACTCCAAAGGTACGGATAAACGCCCTGTTTCTTTCCGTTGGCGTATTTCGTAACCACTTTGAGAACTGGTATACTATCCCTAGTGTAAATGTACTCAATCGTCTTGTCAGGTCGTGGAGCCTTCTCTTCTACCTTCAACTTCAAAAATGGGAAACCTTCTTTGTCTGTTGTGTCTGTCTCTTCTAAATAATCAGGCAACAGCAAAGAGTCCCTTTTTAATCTAGTGCAAAGTATTCTTGTAGTATCTCCAGTTCCGATCGCATAACACCAATCATGCTTTTGACAAACAGGGCATGGGTTAGACTTTGAAACCCTTATTCCTTCAGCTAGCATTCTTCTTTTTCTCCGCGATTTTCTCAGATTCGATCAAAAGTTTATCCACAATCTTACTGCTAGTTTTTGTGTAAGGCAGTGAGGTAATAATGCTAGCAGTAATGTCTATTACTGATTTTTTAATGCTCATGCTTTTACCCCTGCTTCAGCGATCGCACGTTCAAGGGCTTCAATTGCAAAGCTAAGCAAATTATCGCGCCATCCCATACCATCAAGTGATATAGAAATATCTGTAAAGCGCAGCACTGAGTTAGCCTGAATCAATATGGTTTTGTCAATCCAATCATGAATAAGAGCGTCGGCAATGCTATTAGAGAAAATAGGAAGATCGTAAGGAAACAATCCTTTATATTCGAGCCAATCTAGATTGAACTGAGCTTCACCGTAACCATACTCAAGGGTTAAATACTTTACCGTGTCTAACACGTAGCCAATAAAACGCTCAAAATCTTGCCTATACTCGTCACTGTGGATAGTTCTTAGTGCTAGTTCGCTGGTTGAACGATTAGCTTGGAATATAGTGATTTGTTGCTTAGTGGCTTGATCTAATACACTCACGCCGCCACCTCAGACTTAGCGATCGCCGCTTTTAAAATACGAGTGACATAGACTTTGAGAGTTCTTTCTTCTTTGTCTGCAAGCTCTTTGAGAGTCTTTTTTAGATCCTCTTCAACTTCGACAATTAACTGTACTTGTGCCATGTAAATACCTAACTCATATTAGAAAGTATAAGCGATTATAAGTACTATGTAAAGCATTGCTTCCAAATGATTTTGACGATTATCATAAGCAAAACTATATACATCAAATCCATAATCCCAACCCGCAAAGCATAGAGAAATATCTATGCTTTGCAGGGTTGGGATAATCAGCACAAAAAAAGCGGCGCTATGCGCCGCTTTTAAAATCAACTCCACTCTTTAATCACAGAGATCGCATCATTGGTAACTTGTTTAAGCTTTTCGTATCCGCTTTGTGTCTGCATCATTACCTCTTCTTGATGCGAAGTGTGTCCAGCGTCAAAGCTTGCATCTAAATCTTTGCAGATTGATTTTGCGATATTGACTTGATCGGGTTCGCAGTATATCGAAACTCCTCCAGCCGTAATATTTGATTCAATACCTACACCTGCAAGCTGCTTTATAAGGTTGCAAGCTTCTTTGTACCCTCTAGGATTAGACGAGAATCTAGCCATAATTATTACTCCTTAATATTTAATTTCCGTTCAACTTTTGCAACGACTTGCCTGATGTTCTCAGGATCGCGCCCTAGCTTTTCGGCTGTTGCGATGACCTTGCGATCGCACTCAATCCAAGTTGTGTATATCTCCCATTGCAAGGGAGTAATGCCAAAATACTTAAGCACAATTGCTTGGATTGACTGCGATGCGTTGTCACCAATAGCGGCGATCGCATCTCCTAAGATTGGGCTAAAACAGTAGGAATATGTCTTAGCCTTTATTTCGGGCGGTTTCTTGGGTCTGCCGCCTCCGTGATTACCGCCTCTAGGCATCTACTTTCCAATCGTAATCAAATTCAGCGTAAGCTTCATTAAATCCTCTAACAGTTGGATAAAATTCATCCCCTGTTAGAGGATTCAAAACGATGGCAGATCCATCAGACATAAAATGAACTGTCAATGGGATATTGCCATCCGATGGATAGTGATCAGCGATCCACACTTCTTGGATAGTAACCCTTTCCTTTAAAAACTCCCATTCATAAGCTGACAAGGCATCATCTGTGCCTATTTTTAGAAGCACTTCAATATTAAAGCGCTCCCTGATCAGAGGGGTTTCCTCTATCCCCTCAATGTATGTCTCGTCAACCCAGTCAGACGAGGCGGGATCTAGCTTGTTGTTTCCGAACTCGTCTTTCCAGCATTTAACAGTTGTGGAGATTGCTTTTTCCAAGAGTTGACTCAGTGTAGCGTCAACTCCCGAAAGAATTGGAGCTACATGAAAGGACAATTCCATGCAGCTTTCTTGCCAATCTTCAAACGCTTCGACGGGCTCAATCCCGTGATCCTCTAACAAAGCAAGGAGTTGATATACCCCCTCCTCGTTTATAGTGTAGGGAATGCTGGAGATCTTCAGACTATCCTCATCAACAAAAATATCTGTTGATACAGACCCTTCGTGGTCTTCGCCGCATTTAAGATCAAGATTTAGTAGCATTGCTTTGTTCCTTTGTTTAACTCAATAACCTATTATTGATCACCCTATAGGTTTTGTCAATAGCAAAACCAAACTATTTTTATAGATACAAAAAAGCCGTCGCGAGTGCAACGACTAGGAATGTGAAGTAGTCACTCTATTTTAAGCGATCGCTCCGCCGAGTGATTTTGTTATTTATTCAAAAAACCCGCATCCTAGATGTTTGCGACCTCCCAACCCTTTCTCTTGTAATATTAAAGACTCGTTAGGGCGCAAATCTGAAAACATTACAGGGTATACAGCACACGGTTGCTTTTTAATAATTAGCTGCTCCTTGCGCCCTATTGTTGGCAGTGTATTAATATCAAACTTTGCTAGTTGCTTACCTAGCGACACCGCAAACCTAGTAAGATCGGGTTCACGATTGTTGTCGGTTTTAATTGATACCCAAGCCGCCAGATTCTCTTGAGATTTTAGCTCTGTGCCATTAACCAGCTTGAGTTTAATCAACTCTTTGCCTAAATGGATTTGACAATCAAAAAGCATCGTTAGCTCTGTAATTAAATCTTTGGAGCAACGTAACTTTATAGTGCTTTGAGTTAAACGTAATGTGCGATCGTCAAAAATATTTGTGTTACTGATTCTACCGATCGCCCACTCAGGGTTATCTTTGAGCTTAGGAGCTAAGCTGGTCAGCGCTGAATATAAGCAATAGTGATAATTCCGTGGGATTAACGCCCCTTCAATACTGAATAAAAATTCTATAAAATTGCAGTTAGGCATTGATAATCACCAATCTTTTTTCACTATCTACAGGTTGATGCTTGTTTGCAATAGATAAAAGAAAAAGCCCGTCATTTCCAGCCCTTACCCTGTGAGGTTGCGAACCGTCTATAAAGTAGCAGGTTCCCTTGACGATTGGTTCGGTTTCAGCGCCGCAATCAATCCATCCAGACCCCTCTACTCCAAACAAAATATGATCACCCTCATGGGTATGAAGAGAAGTTTTTTCATTAGGTGCAAAATTCAACATATCAGCAGCAAAGCCGTCTTTTTTTACCAGTGGCAATCCGATAGCTTGACTGCCATACATCTGATACCAGTAATCAGCATCTAAATAATTTTTAATTTGCATACAATAATCCTTTTAGGTATTCAAAATATTCTGGCGAAATCTTGCGAAACTCTTCTAATCTTGTAGCTTGATATTGATTGTTAGTATTTTTGCTGACATGATCTGTAGTTCGTTTTGCGCCTAAATCATAGGCTTTTAGGTATGGCAATTCATGAAAAAAGGTATAAGCCCAAATATCGTTTTCACTCCAATTAAAAACAGGGCAAGCGCGATAATCTCCTTTTTTATATTGATAGATAGCACCATTTTTTAGCAAGGTTGCTTTACGTTTTGCGCTTTCTTCTATCCGCAATCCAACAAAAGCGACAGGATAATCAATCCATAATTTTTGTGACTTAACTTTGTTAGGGACATGATCGCCTTGCATCAAAATAGTTTGAATGTTTAGCCCAAATCTGTCCTGATATTTTGATTCTGTTTCAGCATAATTACTAATCATTTCTCTTTCATGATGTCCAAAAGAAATAGCCAAAATATCAGGACAAATCGACTGCACTAAATGAAGCATTACGACAGAATCCTTACCCCATGACACCGCAACATAAGCAGGGGCGATCGCTAAAGCCGCTCGAATAATCTCTTTAGCTTTCTCAACTTTGCGCTTAAATGTTGGCAGTGTCGCATGAGCTAAGAATGCATCGCGTTCTATTCCCTCCATACATTATCCGTTGGCATATAGCACATAGTTCTATTGGATTGCAGAAAATACGGTGTTCGCCACCCCCAGTTCATCATATTGATAGATTGAGGTTGTGGAATCATATTAATTGGCATTGGTCGGGCTAAACTATCACCTCTCCACAAATGCCAATCATGTTCAAAGGGTAGTACCTCCCATTTATGTACTTGTCCGCAACCTTGCGATCGCTTCTTGCCAAGGTTCGTAACATTTAGAATTAGTTCGCTAATCTTGTCAGCATTGCCAATCGCAAACCAGTGTATAGTCTGCATTTCGCGATCATATCGTGGTAAATCATAGGCTTTAAAATGCCCTTGCGAACTATCAACCTTAGCTTTCTTTTTACCCCAATCAAGGTGTAGTTCTTGCTTGTCCCATCGCTTACGGTAACGCTGAGTTTGTTGATGATTTTCGATGTAGTGTGGTGAACTCACAGCCCAATACCACTCGCCTTTGAGCGTCTTCCGAGCGATCGGCATTTCATCAAAAATCAAGGGCAGATTCTTTTCAGCATCCGCAGCCGTTGGATTAGGCGTGATTAACCCTAATTGGTCTAACAATTGATACTCAATCAGAGCATCGAAGCTCGGTGACCAATCATCATAGGCAACTAGCGGCGTTGCCATGTGTGCGATTATTTGGAGGTTATCCATTCAATAAACTCCTGATATCGCTCTTAGAATCAGCAAGAAAGCCTTTGTAATCTTCGAGATATTCTTTATACCTTGCATGAGACTCAGAGGCGCGATCGCTAAGCTTTTGAGCATGTGGTGTAATCGTCATGAACTCACCCCGTTCTTTTGCTTCACCTTCACCTGCTTCAAACCAAAACTGCATAGAGCATAGTCCGCAACCCGTTCCTGATTGACCGCCCAAGTATGGCGATTCTGCAAACTTGAGTAAAGCATCTGCAATAAATCCTTCTTCGATTCTGGTAACGTTTGCGCTCCAATAAGAGTATAAAATAGCACCTGTTTGAAGTAGCCAATTACCCATAATCATCTGTTGGCTTTTCTCTTTTTCGGGCTTTGCTTTGTCACCTTTCCCTTTCTTGGTTTCAGGCTCCGAAACTATACCAAATAGATCGCCTTGAGAAATCATCTTTTGAGGTTCTGGAGTAGCGCCGATTAAATGTTTTGCAAAGTTAGGATCGTGTAGTGAATCGCGCCTTGTCTTTTGGCTATAGGTAAGCCAATCGGAATAATATCGAAGCTTCTCTCCCAAGAATGGCATCCATTCAGCAAGCAATGCCTTTAGATCGTAATTGCTAACATCCGATGGTGAGCCATGATGTAGCCATTGATTCACCCGTTGACTGTGCTGTAATTCTTTACCATCTATAATCTGCTCTAGTGCTGGTATGACTTCGATTGGCAACGCAGGGGGGAACATCTGATAAAGATACTTAGCGCTCTCTACACAAGCCAAATACGCATCACCAACAGCGATCCGACCGTGCACCATTTGAGCATCGGATACACCAAACAATCCTTTAGGTTTGGCAGTTCCTAGCACCGAAAGGCATGGCAAAAGCTGTCTAATCTTTCTGTCCAAATCTAAATCATTACCCGTGCCACCATCAATCGCGCCGCCGCAAAATAGAGCGTGATGCATCGTTGGCGATACTTGCACACCAATCTGAGATAGGAAGGAATCAATACCACAGCGTCTCAAAATACGATTGCGTAGCGAGTTACCAGAAAGACAAAACACCTCAGAGGGATTACCCTCTAAATCTGTCACTTTCATCGTTCGTAAATTGGTTTGATTGCCTACGGACTCACTGATATGAGACAAGGGCTGTAGCAATGTAATTTGCAAATGGAGCTTGATATTATGGCGATCGTGTGGGTTGTAATTAAGCATTGATAGTAGCCTCTACATCTAGAGTATTTTCTGTTTCTTCTGGAATATTTAAAGCGCGATCGCATTCAAAGCGAACGCGACAAAAAGTGGTAATCACGTGAGGTTTGGATTTGCACATATTCAGAATATGGCGATCACTTATCCCATGCGTATATTTCAATTTGGCTAAAATGTCGTTCCATCCCAACCACCAAAGATCAATATTTTGATCGCTATCAATTTGCTGAATGTCTCCCATACTGCCATCATCATTCACGGTAGCCCGTAAAACCACTTGTTTTGGCGCGATTATGCGAGTCCATTCTTTTGGGTTGAGGTGTGCAACAATTAGCTTCTTGGCTAAATTCTCAATGTAGTCGTCGATATTGCGAGAGGGAATAGCAGCATTTTGGATACTGCTTTGAAAATATTCCCATGTTTTTAAGCCCATGGCAGGGCTTTTGCCTTTGTCTCTACAGCGAAAAACCCAGTAACTAAGCGCACTGGCTAAAGCTGTAACCCTGTCTTCCGTTTCTATTCCATACATAAATATTTCTCGTACATCTACGGTATTTTTATTCTAGATCACAAACCGCATTCCACGCCGCCAACTTTGCTTTACCAACAGGCACACCACGCGCCCTAGCATGATCGAAAGCTTTGTTACGTAGTCTGCTTAATTCACGCGCCCGCATCTCCTTTGGTGTCGCCTTACGTAGCTTAGGGATAGCGCGGTAATTACCCTCAACGCACTCAATATGCAATCGACGATTACCGTATGCGATCGGACTTTGGTTGAGGAGTAAGCGCAATGCGCTCGTATTGATTTGCGTGCATATTTCGATATAGCGTAGAGAGTAAGAGCCGCGATGGGCATCAAAGAAGCCGATGAGCTTGGCTCGTTCAAACTGGAAGTTGGTATGCTGCATTAATAGTCAACCAAATCCACGATTAAACCTTCTCGACCTCGTAGCCAGTTATTCTCGTAATCTTCCATAGAACCAATAAAAAAACTGATAGTACCTAAAGTAGTCCTGACTTCATATTTTTTTGCACTAAGGATTTGCAACCCATCGGCTTGATAGTTATCTCTAACCATCTCGACTAGCATTGGCAAAATGTAATGGAATTGTCGATAGGTTTTAATCCTGCAAAAGATCTCATCATTACCTAGCAATAAATGGTTACAGATATTGCTAAGAGCGATCGTAGTTTTGCCGCATCTGCGATCGCGGATATTATTTTCTAGTACGTGTAAAGCTCTTTCGGTGTCTAGTTTCATCACACAAACTCAGCCTCAAATACAGGCGGCTCAACATCCCCATCATCATCAATAATCGCGACGTTAGGCTTGATCGGATCGGGGTTGATGGCTAGTAGGAGCTTGCAGAGTGCGAGGGCTTCATTATCACTACAATGATCCACGGTGCTAACTAAGTTTGTAGCGCGGCAAGACGCATCGGTTTTGTGCATAGCAGGAAGATAAACAAGGCGATAGCAAATCCTCAATGATTTAAATACTTTAACAATCGTATCCAAGCTCTCAGTATATTTAGGAATAAACTTGCCTAGCTCTGGATGTGCGGCGTTAGTGCCGATATAGGTTTTATTGGTTGCGCTGGTATTCCAGTTTTCGATCTCAGTCCATCCTGCGATCGCTGCAACTGCGAGGTTAATTTCTTCGTCAGTCATTTTTGTTCCTCCAAATAATTTTCTACAAATTTCACGCGATCGCCCAAATCTAAGCAGTCTTTTGGCAACTCCTTATAAGGCAAATCCAAATAATTGAGTATCCCCAAAAGCTGAGTATGCAACTTGAGTATTAACGGTTGATTAATCGCTGCTTTGTACTCACGCTCGACAAAAGGGATTGCAGGGGGAATTAGTACAATCTTGTCAAAATATCGAATCGTGACATTAAAGCAATTTTGCAAATAGTCCATAACCTCAGACTGTGTATGCTTATCTAACTCACCATTGCCAACATCAGCGAGCAAGTAAGCAGCCATGTCCAACGGTGTGCGATCGCAGATAAAGCTAGGTTCGTCAACTTCAAACCAGATGTCTTCAGCTTTAGCCAAAATCTTTTGTTGCAAAAACAACCTAGTGCGGATATCCAATTTGTCGGACGGGTGGAAACCATGCTCCAAAAACACACTGCTCGCATCAATAGGGATATATGGAATCCCTAGCTTTTGCGATAAGGCGTTTGCTAGTGTGGTTTTGCCCGTGCCATGTGCACCGCAAAGTCCTATTCCTATACAGGACTTTGCGGTGCGATAATCTGGATAAACAACCAATCTATCGTCTGGGATAAGCATTGCATAGCTAACCCTTCCACCAAACATAGCTTTCGCTTCGTCTTCAGTGTCAAATCCGCCATAAGCAATGCAGTTTAAGCCTCGGTCTTCAAACATCGCGTACCATTTTTTCATTGTCTTCACCACCAATATCAATTACTTCCTTGTCCAAGCACTGCATTATCAGTGCTAACTCGCCTTTTAGATCTTCCAGTGTTGTGCCAACAGGTGTTACTTCTTCGTGGCTCCAACTGGTTAATTTGCCCTTACTATTTGGGTAAAACTCGCGGATAGCAAACAACTCATCGCCATTTTCAAGGGTTTGCTTTGAGATTCGATACGTCCAACTCATTATTTAACCTCAGTTAACCTGTGAAACGTGAACTCAATGCTTTCAATGTTCTGGCTATCCCAAAGAGCTTTTTGAGCTAGCCATGCTTGGATGTCTTCAATCTTGACGATCATCATTCTTTACGCTCCTTATTCCTTAATCCAGCTTCTCTAAGCGTGCTTAGAACTACTGCCGCAGTCCAAACGCATGTAAACACTGCAATAAATAGCAATCCCTTACCTAATGGCTGCCATACGAACCAGAAAAAACCCGCGATCGGTATCAGAAAAACAAAAGTTAAAGCGAAACAACCGCCAAAAGTTGATAAGTTTTCCTCTAGCTCTTTGTCTGTCGTATCCGCAAATAATCTACTCATCCTTTACTCTCTCCCATACATAGTTTTAATGCGGTTTCGGCTTGCAACTTCCTATACTGCTTTAGTACCAACATACAAGCCTGAAACTCGCGGGGTTGCATAATTCCTTGTCTTGTTGCTTCACACCAAACTCCTCTAGGTAAAGTCTCATATAGTGCTAAAAACAGACTGGTTGCGGATTGCTTATTTCGTATAAGCTCGACTAGCTCTATTATTTTGGGCTTGCAGTCTTCAAATGTTTTTGCCATTATCCTTTACTCTCCTGTGTGTCTAAATCACCGTTGTATCTTCCAGTTTCTGAGTAATCATGCCTTGGGTAAGCCGTCTCAGCAAAAACAATTTGACCGATTCGCATCATGGGATAGATAGGTTGCCAAGCCCAAATACGATGGTTTAATAACTCTAAGGTCAGCTTTGAATTGTTAAACCCACCATCAATCCATACTGCCAAAACGTGCCCCCATCCTGATCGCCCTCTACTTGACTTAAGTCTAAACTCTGCTGAGTAATTACTCGGCATATTGAAAGTCTCGTAGGTACAAGTCAGAATAAAACTTAGTGGCGATACCCAAAACGGGTTTGATTCTGAGTAATTGGTTAAGTCGTGAGTAGTAAACTCTTGACCTGTCCACCATCGCTTAAGCCAGTTGTTCTCAGTTTTCAGCGTGTAGCCTATCCGCACATCGAGTGATTGTGGGTTAAGCATTGCTTTGTCAAATGGCACGATAACGCCCTTTTCTTCGCAAAGCTTTTCGATCTCCCAATCAACTAGCGTCATTCGTAACTCTCGCTTTCCAAAATAGTAATCAATCCAGTGTCAATCATTTTCATCATCAAAGGATTTGTTTGCACTAAATCCCAGTTATACCAAGTAGGCTTTTGATTAGCCAAAAAAGATTCTAAAAGCTTCCAGTTCTTTCCTGCTAATTTGCGAATCCATCGAAAGTTAGTTAAAAATCTATATAAAAATCTATACATTGTTTTACCCTGTAAATTTACTCAAATAACCTCAAAATCCTAGAACTAGCACCCATCTTCTGAGCTTTTGCGCGAGAAGCTTCTACCCTATACCGATCTTCCATCTGCTGTGATGAAATGGCGATCGGGATACGCTGTTTTTCTGGCTGTTTTTCTGTGTCACTCATGATTATTTTTACTTATAAATTCTTGAACAAGTACCAATCGATCTTCATTGTTTAACAATGGGTTAGCGGCGATCGCCATTTCTATGGCTCTTAATTCTTCAAAAGAATATTTTTTGGTAGCGCTAAGCTCACATTCAAAACTTCTCAAAAGCTTTTGCCATTCAGGAATAATGACAATTTTGCTGACTTCTTCATTGGCTTTTTCTAGGTACAACCTATTGTTTATACTAACTTCAGTCTGACTTGTAGCCATCATTATTCTCCATACAGTGAATAAATAGATAACACATGGCTTTAGCTGCTGTATCAGAGTACTTTTCGCCTTTAGGATTAGAAGCAAAATAGCCAATATCACCATTATCTGCTACGCCTTTTTGCAAAACATAAGTCAACCTATGATCATCAAAAGCTCTAGTGATTGCGTCTAGGGATGTGTCATATTTTGGCACTGGAATATATTGCTTACTGCCATCAAGAGGGTTTCTAACGGTTGATCTGTCGTTAATTCCACAGAGTCCATCTAAAACAAATTCTTGATAATCACCAGTAAACCCGCAAAGCTCAGCGACTTTCTTTCGGATTGAGATCGTGTTAGTCATGGCTATCTTCCAAAAACAATAAATCAGTTATCAGTAAAGCCCAAAATATTACTGCAAGAATGTTTGATGTAGTGTCAAAAAAGCCCCAAATATTGAGTATCCATCCAAACATAAAAGCCATCATGAATTTCATGCTCTAAAGCCTCCTAATCTTCTGTAAATCATCAGCACTGCAGTTCAGTACATTGCAAAAAGCATCAATTAAATCAAACTCTAGAAATTTATAGTAACCCTGCTCTAACCTTTGGATCTTGCGTAGATTGCATCCCTCTAGCTCAGCAAAATTAGCTTTTAGCCAAGCATCGCACTGCTTAGCTAATTCTTTTTGTGTTAGCGATCGCGCTTTGCGTAAGCGCTTGAGATTTAGTTGCATGATTTTAGTTCTTGATATTTGCGTTCTAATTCTGGTAGTTCGCACTCAAGATCACCATTGATGCTTAACTCATACCATTTACCAGTAGATTTAGAATAATGGTAAGAATATTGATCCAACTCTTTATTCCACCAAATACTAGAGTTATCTTCATTACGGACATACGCCGCACCTTCAAACTCTATCAAGGTTGTAGTTCTTGTGGTTTCTCTAATTATTTCCATATTACATAAATATCCTTGAATACATGACCAACGATCCTGCAACGGCAACATTATAGGAAGCGGTGTTAACAGACTCAATTGATACAATGTGCTGACATTGGGCGCGAACCTCGTTAGGTAACCCGTTATCTTCGCTACCTAGTAAATAGATTGCGGTCTTTGGATGCTTAAATTCACGCAAAGCAACGCCGCCCATCTCAACACCAATTAGCTGAGAACCAACTGGACGATTATCAAGAAAATGGTCAAAGTCACGATAGTTAATTAATGGGATCTGCCTTTCGGTTTTGTACGTGTCACTAGCTTGATGCTTGTATCTTTTCCCGATGGTAAAGATACCGCTAGCGCCCAACTGATAAGCACTTCGCCACAAAGTACCTATATTTAGTTCTGTCTTGCCTTGGTAAATACCGATCTGAAAATAACTCATTCCATAGCTTCATTAACTACTAATCACTATACTATCTACTACCCCCTAAAAGGATACTTTTTACTTATATAATTAGATGAGAAGCAGTGACAATACTAATCATTTGTGTATTGACTATCCCTCAAAAGGGTAGTAATGTATATACAGACAAGCAAACAACACAGGAAAAAGCAATGACTACAGCAGCACAACTCGCGCTAATCACAGAAGCAATTGTATTAAAGCTTCAAGATTTGAGAGAAAACCACGAATACGAAAAGAATCAATGCCAATCGGCGATCGCTAAAGGCGACTTCGTTCACGCTTCTCGCTCTATGCATGAGTGCATGATTTGGGAGTATAACCAAGCGTTTTGTGATTCGTTTACTAGCAGTTTTGATCCAGACGTTAATTTATTTGACGCAAGCTACATCGCCAATCGCATCGGCTCTTTGATGGCTAACATCCTTTGCACGGTATCGAATCCACGCGCCGCCGATCTTGCTTTGCAAGACGCTCAAAAGGAGCAATACAAGTTTTTGGTTAAGGTGCAAAAGATGATCGCTCGTAGAGAGGCTGCTTAACCCATGACAGAAATCCAATATTGCGAAAAATACTGGATTTCTCGCAATATCGCAATAGCGAGTATTCCAGTATTTCATTATGGCAATAAGGTAACCCGAAAATGCCTATTTGTGTATGACGCTACTCCAATGGATGGCGTAAGTAACAAAGGAGTAAACCATGAGTCGTGAAGTTCGTAGAGTCCCCCCTGATTGGGATCATTGGAGTTATTCGGATCAGCCATTACACGACAATTTCAGGGCTAAATTAGCCCGATGGGATGAGCATAATGCTAACTGGGAAAAAGGACTTTATTTTGATTACATAAATAAAACTTGGGTTCCAATCCCTAGTCAATACAAAGTTTATGAGTTTAGCCAATGGGATAATCCACGCCCCGATCCTATTGACTACATGCCAGATTGGGGTAAATCAGAGCGTACACATTATCAAGCTTATGAGCATGTGACTGAAGGCACTCCCATTTCACCAGTGTTTGCGACTGAAGAAGAGATGATTGATTGGCTTGTGGAAAATGAAGCTGGTGATCGTGGATATTGGATTAACGCGATTAGGACTGGAATTTATTAATTTTTTGAGGGAAACAATCGTGATCGGAGCAACTTTGGATTAATTAATAACCCACAACCAAAAGAGAGAGCGATCATTGCGATCGCTCTCTCTTTTTGCTTACTTATAAGGCTTAGGCTTGGGCTTACTACCTTTGGGCTTAGGTTTCATTTTCATGGCAGTGGTTCTGTGACTTAACACTTTTATTATCGCAGTTAGTAACAACGATCGCCGCTAGCTCGCGGTTGATTTTGCTGCGTAGTTCAATCAATTGAGCGCGTAACGCTCTTTCGTCTAAACCCTTGTTTTGGGCTGCGTATTTCATTTCGTCAGTCAATGCGTATAGGCGGGTTAGGTCAGTCATTTTGCCTCCTTGAAACAATCCCATGCTTTTTCTTCGTCTGGAAGCGGAATCAAATGAGTACCACCCCATGAGTGGCATAGGCGTTTAGCATCGGTTTCATATTGAGTTCTAATAGTGTCGCCTAGTTTTACCATTTTGGGCGCTGCATTACGGCGTTGTGAAAGCTTAGGAGCGCACATAGTACCGCCACTGGGTAGCTGAATAGTCGTGCATGGTTCACTCGTTGCTGGGGGTGTCAGTGTAGTTGCAGCGATCGCAGGGGTGGAAATAGAAAGCAATGCGAGGATTAGTAGATATTTCATGGTTTAATATTTGGTAGAAATGCAGTCGGGTTTCAGCGATCGCTTGTCATGGGGCGATCGCTGATTTTTAATGAAGTAGCAAAAGCAAAATAGCTTGATTGATTAAATCATCTCGCGATTCGTAGCCTAGCTCTTTCCAATTGTTAAGCAGTGATAGATTCTCAGGAATGGCTTTGAATCGGAAAAAGGTTTTTGCTTTACCAGTGTTTGGTCTAGCGCCGCCTCGTCCGATGCCTTTGGATTTAGTCATAGTCGCTTAGCTTTTCCCATAAATGAGCAATTAAACGATTGCGAGAATCATAAGAAGAAAAACTCATACAAAATAGCCACCAGCTAAAATTTTGTTTCACTTGCCAAAAGCCAAAAAGAATTGAATAGTAAATTTCTAACAAGTTGTCCATGATGCGTTATCTCCTTTGTGTTACTTGTGTTTGCGGCTTTCTCTCTCAGCCATGAATACAAATATAAACCCTATCCTTTTGAATGTCAATCAATTCATAGGGATAAGGTTTAATCTTAATATTTGGTTACAATTGGGGACTATTGAATGATCGATTGCAAAATCTTTTGATACATCAGGGGTGGTACTGAGTTACCGATAATTTTGCCGTCTAACGACTTTTTGCCACTCCACTGATAGTTATCAGGAAACGACTGTAAACGAGCTAAGCAAGCAATGTCTAGAGCTACGATACGAGCATTTAGCAAAGCATTAGCTCTGTGATAATGCCCATCTTGACCCATCGCTCGTAATGTCCAACATGGCTCTGTTGCTTCTCGCGTTTGGAGTTCGCGATCGCTTCGTGCGCCTGTGTTTTCGATTAGGATTGCGTTGATGGAATTAAACATTTTTGGGATTCTTTTCCACTGCCATTCTGCAAGCTGACTATCAGGTAAATCATGGACTTTATCAGCGATCGCCTCATACCATCCGATATGCTTTTCTTTTGGCGGTAATGATGGGATAAAGCCGTCTTTAACAGCGATTAGAATTAATCGGCGGCGACTTTGAGGGACTCCAAAATCAGCAGCGTTAAGTACTTGCCAATTACAGAAATATCCAAGCTTATGAAGCATTTCAACAATCAAATGAAAGCTTTTAGATTTGCGGTAAGCTTCTACATTCTCAAGAGTAAAATGCTTAGGCTGTAGCACTTGGATAAATTCTGCAACCTTTCGGGCGCAATCGATATCAAGCTGAGCTTCGCCTTTGTTTGCATTAGCTGTGCTGAATTGCTTACAGACTGGGCTAGCGTGAAGGATATCAGGCTTTTCAAAGCGATACGGATCGCAATCAAGGATATTGGCAACATGCATTTTGCCGTTTATATTTGCCTTGTGAACTTCAGCGATCGCAGGATCGTATTCCACTGATTCACTTGGTTCTAGTCCTGCGGCGATCGCTCCTATCGCCACGCCTCCTCCTCCTGCGAACAAATCAGTAAATGTTTTTTTACTCACTGCACCAACTCCACTAGCTCGCACTCGTAAGCAAAAATATTCTCAGCAATCTCACCTTGGCTAGAACCGCCTTTTGCTAAATAATCAAAACAACGCTCTGATGCGATCGCTGATTCTGGTAGCTGATAAACCTTGTTACCGATATATGCAAAGTGTTGAGTGACGTGAACATTCTCGGAATATATCTCTCGCAGGGCAAGAGCTAATGGTGACTTACTAGGATACTTTGCGGCGGCGATGTGTGCGGCGGTAACAGACACTTTGATTGTACTTAGCATCGCTTCAACCTCTTAATTACTTCCTTTTTGTACTGCTCTTTCTTCTCTTCTTTCACCCGCTTAGCCTTAGCCACGGGATGAGCTAGCTCTGATTCAAGAAAATCGGCTAGTTCGGCGGGGTTGCCTTGTTCATCTACGATCGCATAATCGTAATCAGGATTGTCGGTCTGATGGCGTTCCATCATAAGACGCAATATGTCAAGCCTTGCTGTTAGCTTGGTTACATCTTCATCTTTGCGGATGGTGCGGATAAGCTTAAATTTCTTATCGCTCATCTGCTTCTTTTTCCAATAGTGTAGCCAAGGGTAAAACAAGAAATACATAAAGACGCTAGACAACAAATCACAGTAAAAATAGATACTCCGATCATAATTAACTCCTCGCAACCGCAATCTTAATAGTGAGGTATAGAACTTGTTGTAGTAGTTCTTGCATAATGTTTAGGCGGCATTGCGCCGCCTGTGAGTGTGGGTTAGTGGTTAGGAAGTTGCTTAGGGACTCGAAGGGAAACAACTTTAAAATCTTTGACGTAGTTTCCAGATCCTGTTTTTTTGCGCCCCAAGAAAGTGATTTGATAAGGTTCGCCCGAAGTTGCTCCTTCAAAAGCATTAATCAAGATCGCGCCGCCGTTCATGTAGGCATCTACAGAGCCATCATCTTTACGCTCTAACCATGTAATGCACTTAATCTCCTTGAGTTCGCCAGATTCATTTTTTTGAATGCTCTTGAATCCCATGAATACAATGCGATGAGGGATCTCTTTATCCCCATCCTCAAATTCTTTGTAACGAGGTGTGAAGCTCATTCCTTCATCGTAGCTGTCAATTTCGTCTAAGGTGTTTAGCACGTTAGCAAGATTAACAAGAGGAACAACAACAGGGAAAGAAAGCAAGCTAGTATCTTTGTCTTTATCGTTTAGCAATGGTGAGGGGGCACTTACTGCTAATTCCGAGGATTCAGATTGATTAGCTTCGTACATTGCCATCAAATCTGTTTCAGACGCTTCCGTGAATTGCTCTTTAGCTTTCGCCATAATAATTATTCCTTGTAAATAAATGACTCTGTATTGAGCCAATGCAATCGCCAAAATACTGCGAGGATGGCGATCGCTGATTTAATTGATAGTTGCTTTTTGGGCAATTGCAACCAAATCTTGAATGTCTTCTATTTCTTCTTTAGACAAGGGTTTTTGAGGTTCTATAATTGGTACTGATTCAACAGGGGCATTATTCCTGATAGCGTATCCAAACTCCTTGCAGAGCTTATTAATTAACGATTGGTGAAGATCAATAATTTTAAGTTCCCATTTACCCTCAAAAACTCTTTCTGATTCTCTTAACTCCATAAATAGAAATGGAATAGGTTTGTTAGTTTTTTTGCACTCGTAAGCGCTTTTAGTAAAGCGATCAATCATTGCATTAGCATCTTTTTTAGTTGCAAATCCAATGTATGCAGTAACCTCCCATCCATGACGGGATAAAGGATCTGACATAACGACTAAGCGATCGCCTAAGATAGCTAACTCAAACCCTAAATCCGCTGATTCAGTAATTGCTAATTCTTTTTTTAATGAAATGATCGCATCATTTAAGGTGCTGATTTCTGTTTTTAGTACGGCTGATGCCGATGGTAAAGTCATTATTGTTCACTCTCTAGCTCAGATTTATCAACTTTTTGACCGTACTTAGTAAACGATTCTGTATAGTCTGGAGTGTGTTTTTTGTAGCTTGGTGGAACGTTGATTTTAACTGTTTCCTTAGCTACTTCAAATAAGGTGTCAAACACTTCGCCAATGTCATCACCTTCATCGCAACTAGCCCAAATAATAGCGCCGATATCTGCTGCTTCGTAGTTGCCTAAATTGAACTTACGCTTATATTCAGCTCCAACTTTTTCTAATCTCATGATGTTTCACCTGTGCGGATTAATGTTAATAGCGATCGCCCAAATAATAGGCGATAAGAATGCGACGCAAAGCCAGTAAAGCATTTGCTGATGGAGATAGTCGTATGGAGTCATACTTCTATCTCCGTTAGCTCATCATGTGTGACTGGTCTTTGGACTCCGTTACTGCAATGGATCAAATAATCGTATCCAATTACGCTAGGGAGTGTATCAACGATTGTGGCGATCGCGCCTTGGTAAAGGACTTGTTGCAATGGTTGGTACATTAGATTAATGCTCCGCAACCGTAACGAGCGCTAAACACAAAAGCGTCATCACCAAAATCATCGCGCCTTGTGTAGGTAGATGCAAAATCATCGGCTGTGTATGCGCCTTGAGCTGCGATACGAGCGGCGCGATCTAGCTCCCATTGATCAATAACTGGTAAAAGCTCTTGATAAGCTTGCTCAGCTACGGTTTCGCAGATAGTGACGACAGGGGGAAGTAAATCGCTGATGGCTTGCTCGGATTCAGTGGCGATCGCATCATCGGATTTAGCGTCAAGTTTGCGCTGTGCGATCAGAGTGTTGATAGCTTGCAATGCGTCCTTAGAATTATTGCTGCAACGGCTTACCGCTTGGGGCTTATCTCCCAATGTGGTGATTTGCGCTGATTGTCTGTACCCTAAGCCAGAAACATAGAAGTCGAACCCGTTATCGTTTGCGATTTTCTTTACTGCTTTGCTGATCATGATGCGTTACCTTTGCTTGCTTGTGTTTTCTTAACTGTAAATACTATAGCACGAATAACTCAAAATAAAACATTAAAATAAATATTCTTTTTTACTCAAAGTATGATACCTTATAAATGTACTGATTAGTAAGGTATACATGGCTATTGAAACCAAACAAATTATTCGCGGCGCTCGCAAGACTCTATCTATCCAAGAGGAAGATCTGGAAGCGCTAAAGAGGTTGAAGCGGGGCAAAGAAAGTCTTGCTGTGACTTTCCATCGCATTGTAGATAACGCTGAAATGTATGACGCAATCATGAAGGCTGGTGAGGCTAAATCATGATTGAAGGTGTTTTGATTTTTGTGATCGCGGTTTCCTATGGCAGCATCATTAAGGTTGTTTCTGACGGTAAATATTACTCAAGTAAATACAATTACTCAGGGACATATCTATATTGGTTTTTAGTTGGCTGGTTTGTATTTCCTTTTTGGGTTATCTATAAATTCTGGAAATGGTTTTTAACTGAGATGCCAAGTCAAATCAAGGAATGGAGAAGAGAAAGAAGATGCAGCAAATAGAAAATCAAAAAGTTCTACACTCTGTCGAAAACCTTACGATCCTATACCGCGCCCGACGGTATAACACTGGTAATCGTGGCTTATCGTTGTCGTTCAAATACCATGTGTTAGGAGGAGCTACCCCTGATACTTGGCTAACCTTGTACGAGCCTTGCCCTGTAGTGAAAACTACTGCGATGGAAGTAATCGTGGTATCGCAAAATATACCGCTTGATATTTTGGAGTTATTCCCAGACTTTTACAAGGGCGGTAAATTCCACATCAACAAAGCTAAGCTACAACGTGACGGGAAAGCGCTACATACTCGCTATGGTGAGTATTTCTATGTTGATGTGCCTGATAGCGCGATCGCATTGCCAGAAAGTAAGGAACTAGTTATAGAGGTGTATCCATGATTTACGAACTCAGTCGCGACTACGCCCGCGCATGGCAATTGATACAGCAAGGCGAAAAGGTTGCATGTTGGGTTGATTGCAGTGATAGGGATGACAGATGCACTACTGCTATAAGTAAAGATGATGATTGCTTATTTTTTCTTCAGCCAAGTATCTTTGACGATTGGCAAGAAAAGATTCTGAATCTAAGCCATTTTGAGCGATTTGACAAGCGTTGCACAGAGCGTAATGCTGAATTTTATCTACCACTTGCTGACAATATGATCGTGATTTCTGAGGAGCGATTAACAGAAATCACCTCAAAAGTCATTGACAGGAATTTTGAAAATTTAAAAAAATATCGTAAGGGAGAAGCATCATGAAAACACCGCCGCTAGGCATGACTGAAGCTAACTTCTGCGCGATAGTTGATCCGCGATCGCCTAATCCTAAGACTGAAACGCGGCGATTATCTAATGGCAGTGATAAGCCTAAGTATAATGTGGGCGATCGCTGCTACCTAACAGAGCCAACGCAAAACCTAGCTGGCGCAGATTACACAAACAAAAAACTGCATATTCAGTATTTTTGGCATAGTCCAGAATCTAAGTGGGTAACTCCTACTTAAAAATCAACAACCGCAAAACTGGCTTATACTCAAAACAAAACGCCCGTTTCATGCTGAAATCTTTCGCCCGTTACTGGGTTGAGATTGTTGATGTGAAGTTAGAGCGATTGCTTGATATCACGGCTGAGGCGGCGATCGCGGAAGGGATTGAGTATGACGATTACTGGGATCGTTATTGGGATTACATGGCAGAAGATTACTCTTTTAAGTCTCCCATTGATTCTTATATCTCAGAGATCGAGATGCTGCATGGCAAGGCGATCGCTAATTCAAATCCTTGGTTATGGGTTTATAAATTTAAACTTATAGGTAACAACAATGGATGAATTAGAACAGATTGAAAACAGGATTTTAGAATGCAATGAAGAGTATGGCAATTATTACCAGATTCAAGAACTGCAAGAAGAGGCTGAAAACATTAGAAATCAGCTTAAGTCAACTAAAACCTACAGCGAATTACTAACAGAAATACAGCCCAAAGTCATCACCAATGATGCAGAAAATGACGCAAACCTAGCGCACATTGAGAGGCTATGGAGCATTGAAAACCGCACACCAGAAGAAGATAAGCTGTTTGATTTGCTGCTTTTGCTTTCAGAGCAATTTGAAGAAAAGGCATATCCAATGAAGTCGCCATGGTATGCGGGGCTTTGGTATCGGATTCAAGCTTTTATATTTAGGTGGTAACAATGGCTAAAACTCAAACACTCGCGGATCTTAACCGCATTGCAATCGCTAAGCATGGAGAAGATCAAGCTTGGGCATTGGCAATAATAAAAGGAAATCCAAGACATAAAAAGACTTGGCAACAGGTTATTGATCACCCTACACGCACCCCTGAAGAAGCGCTAAAGCATCAAATTTGGCAAGAGAAAATGAAGAAACAACTTGAGAGTGAGTAATTATGAGCAAATCCAGAAAATCAGCACCCAAGAAAGAATTGACGGTTGAGGCAACGCCGATCATTGAGCGATACCGATCGCGCCCGTGGAATGAGTTCGTGATGGAATTTGTACCAGCGGATAAATATCCAACTATGCGTGAAACTTATTTAAAGTAAAGCGGCGCTATGCGCCAACCAACAAACCCGCAAAACACAATAAAAATCGCAACGAGAAATCAATGGTTTCAGGCGTTGCGATTTTTGTTTTTATGTGCGGCGCGAAGCGAGTCGTTAGAGGTCGGCAAAAGCAGATATAAAAAATGAGTATGTTCCAAAATAGAACATACTCATTTTTTTATTTGACCGTCATTTGACTACACCCGCAAATATTCGCTTTTAGCCGATTAGCGTTAAAGCACTTTTTTCTATACAGCGCAAAGCTTTGAGTAATTGCGATGGTTTAAATCAGATTAGCTTTTAAACACTTTTATTCTGCCAATCATGGCAGTCGTTAGCAGTATAGAAACTAGCGCTATCCCGTGGCGGTACTTTGGTGCAGAGTCGCCAGTTATTAAATCGGCAGTTGTGGCAACCTTTCAGCGATCGCACGTCATGGGTGTTTTCCAATAGGACGGGGTAAGACTCTTGTACTTGATATTCGGTTAATTGTAGTTGCATGTTTTATTTTGTGTTTTAACAGTTATACTAAAGTTGCATTGTTACCTTTGTTTAACCTGTTGCCTTCTTGATCAAAGGCGGATCGCACTCCCTACAGCGATCCGCCTTTTTTATTTGCTTGTAACAGTTTGTAGGCATTACTCCAATCTGAGTAATGCCTAATATCCACAACAGTGGTTATAGGGAAAACAAAGGCATCAGGATAATCCCCTAGCCCTTTTGCATACTCTAAAGCGATTGTAGCTACTTCGTAGGTAGTGGAAAAATCAGCATCAGCAATATTGCTTACAGGCGTTTGGTTTTCACTGCCCAAAAACATCCATTGGGATGTTATGGGTGAAGTTTCTATAATTTGTAGGACGACCACAAATCTTTCAAGTGTGTAGGAATGTTCTTGATTAGGAGGCATAAGGGTTATCTGTATTTTTGTTCTATATCGTAATCGCGATCCGAATCTAATCGCGCCTCAATATTGCTTACTTGCTGCTCTAGGGTTGAGACTCGGCTGGCGATCGAATGTTCAGCATATTTCGCCTCACAGGTTTCTACTACTACCTCACTAAAAGATACTTTCTTCGTGTCTGTGCTTCGAGCGTCCGCACATTTCTGAATCGCGATTTTTAAATCTTTCGGGAATCGGATCGTTGTGACTACACTTTCTGTCATATATCTACAATCAAAAACTATTTACAAATTAGCATACAAAGCGTATTGACACTACTTAATACGGGGTGTATGCTGTTTTGTAGTTAAACGAATTCGCACGAATTCGCTATTAATTCGCCGAAGTCAAAACGAATTCGCACGAATTCGCTAGAGATGAAAACAGCAAATTTACCAATCCCTACCTATGCAAACTCAGTAAAAAATATCTTGCTGACTGCTTACGACTGTTTCACCACAAAGGATTTGGCGCAATTAATTACCGCACAATATCCAAGCTTAAGTTTGCGTTCACAAGTTCGCTTAGCACAAATAGCTGCTAAAGCAATCCGCGATCTCAACCCATCCATTGCTCAAAAGCATGGATATCAAACTGAAGATCTAAAACCAAAAAAACTAGATGGCATTGCCGTCTATTCCCGCATGGGAGCCAAAGCAATTCTCGAATACATGAACTATCAGGTAACACTTTTATGAGTCTTAGAAACGATGCAAAGGGACAAAACACAGAGCCTAATTCTGGATCACAAGAAACTTTCATTAATACTGATCTGACTGAAGACTATAACTCTGGGCGTGAGCTTATTCGCCAAAGAGTAAAAGCTTTTGGTGCTGGCATGAAAGATGAAATGGAATTAGTCCAGCAAGCTCTGAAAGGGTTCTCAGGCGGTAGGTTTGTGATTGCTGAAGCTACTTATGAGCGACCAATGCTTGCTCCATCTGAAGAGCAGGCTAGAGAATCAGTAATGTCTTTGATTTACGAACCTTCTTCTGTTTCTCAAGAGGTGGCATGATGGCTAGCGATTTAGCAATTATTGATGACGCTGCTGAGATCATGCAATCTCTCCCCCCAGAATTGCATATGGACAAACATATGCAAGATTGCGTAATCGAAGGATTACAAGCTGGTTTGATGAAAATCGAAGTCCAAGCGATGGCTAACAAAGCGGCGATCGCACGATTGGAGCAAGCTGTATCACAAGGTTTTAATCTTGTTAATGGCGAGATTCAAGGCATTAAGCATAGCCAAGATATTGATCGCGTTCATGCTGAGTATGCCAAAAAAGAAGCTTCTGAAGCTAAGAATTTAGCACAGCAAGCATGGCAAGAGGCGCAAAAACTAGCGATCGGTGTTGCTAAAGCTGAGGCTAAGGCAGACGGCGCTAGAGACTTAGTTAAATCGCGAAGCATGAACATAGATCCCTATTGGGGTATGGGCTTAACCGCGATCGCTATTTTTGTCACTCTTGCCATGTTTACCAGAGTTGAAAAAGTAGAAGAGTATAAGCCGCGCACTCAATCTCAGCAATCCGCGCCAATTTATTCATGCGATCGCTCTGCTATCAATGTTTCTGGCACTACAGATTTTAGTAAGTGCAAAAAGTTGAGTGGTGAAGTATGACTAATTATGCGTGGGCTTTTTGGATGGCTCTCTTTTCCGTTTGGATTGTTTACGGAATTAGCAAAATGTTGCCATCTATTCCAATATCAATTACAGAAAAAGGAGCTTTGATATGGCAACTTCCCAAGAAGTAAAGGCGGCGCTAGCTCAAAAGATGGCAGGGGGTAGCGCTCCTGTTAGTTCTAATTCAGTTGGCGAACAAATACAAGATCGCTTTATTAAAGGAACCTTGATAGACGATCGCATTATTGGATTTTTGCAAAAAGCCGCCACTATTATTTTTATAGTCGCTTTGCTTGGCGCTTTGTGGTTATGGGCTGAAAGATCTTTTGGAGTAAAAGTTTTAGCTCCTTATCGCATTTGGTCGCCTTCAATATTTATGATAGTAATGATGTTTGTGACTAAGCCATTTTTGCGCCTTGGTTGGTTTGGATGGGCTTTTGTTCTAGTCCAATCAATTAACCTATCTGGCTATCTATTCCAGACTATTCAAAGCGTAACTGGGGTGCGTTAATGGAAGTTCCAAATGATCCTCTTATTGCGTTTTTTCAGTTACCTCAAGAGGTGCAAAACTGGTACGAAAAGCTAATGGTAGAGGCTGCTTGGGAAAACGGAGTTGATTACGATTTTTCTAATATGTGGAATTTGATGAATCGTTCTGAGCAGTGGAAAACTATTGCGATGTTGATTAAAGAGTCAGCACCCAAAGATCAGCCATGCCCTAGAGTTGTTCTAAACAAACGCGCCGCTCCTTTAAGAACTCCATTGCTTCAAAAAAAAAGCGTTCAGGACTGCGTACCAATCTCAAGCCAGTTCGTAAATGAATTTGAAGATAGCCCAACAGATAAGGTAAAGCACGTTTTACTAACTTGGCAAAATGTGCGACTTGTTGGTATGCGCGGATCTGGCAAAACTTCTAAAGCAAGATGGATTTGTCAGCATCGCATTAAAGCAGGGCAAAAAATCTACTGGGTTAATCCACACCTAAGTTATGAAGATAAAGTCTTGCTTCAGTCTTTAGGTGTGGTAATCGTTGGGGGCGGTCGTGATTATGAGGCGATCGCTAGATTTTGTTCTCATTATTGTGAAGGTGATAACTCAATTCTTAACAAGGAATATGTGAGATACGATTCTGAACCTAATGCAGTATTTGAAGCTGAGACAATTGTTTTGGATGAGCTGACTAATTATAAAGAGCAAGTTGGCGATCCTATTTTGACTTTTGTTAAAGCTTCTATTCAGGAATTTAGCAAAATTAACCGCTCAGTAATTTATATTACTCATAATACAACCCTGTCCTGTATGGGTGCGCCCGACGGCTTTTCTCAAGCGATTAAAGATAACTTATTTGATTTAAAACTTGAAGCAGATCCTATGAAAGGGAATCGCGTTCCCAAGGCGATTGCTAAATACCGAATGCCAAATACTGATAATTGGCTAGATGTAAAAATACCTGTGGAGTGGCAATAATGACGTTAAATCAAAATATTCCATCAAAACTAAAAGAAGAACTTATTGAGCTTTTGATGCAAGTTTGCAACCCTCACGAAGTGGTTATTTTACCCAAGTTTGATAACGTTAACTACAGGTATTATTTATTACCTGATGGCACGTACAGACAAGATAAACGGACTTTTGGAAACAATGGAAAACTCAACTAATTTACTTTTAATTCCAATCGCTCTAGTCGTCATCGCTTTTGTTTGCCGATGGCATACGGCGTTTGTGGAATCGCAGATCGCATCCCGCGATCGCAGATTGAGAGAGGTTGTGATCGCGTGGTTGCGTCGCTGTTATGCGGTAAGCATGGTCGAGCGATTGGACAGAACTTGGTATAAACAAACTATGGATGAATATTATGAGTAACTATTATCAACTCAGTACGGATTACGATCAAGCTTGGAATTTGATTCAAGCAGGGGAGAAGGTTATAGGCTGGATGTATGACGAAGTATCTAAGCAAACAGGATTAATTACAGCATCAAAGAGCAATGATTCTAGCGCTGCTTTGGAGGCATTTTGGCTATCTCCTAAGATGGCTAATGCTAGTAAATTTATAGAGTCAGCGCAGTTTAGATCTGCCCAATTCCTACTCCCCATTCCCGATCCCACAATCGCGCTACAGCACAGCCTCACTCAAGCCTTGAACGAGTGTGATGAGTTGAGGCAAAAAAATGAAAGGCTAATGGTCATAATTGAGGAGCTGCAAAGCGATCTTGACACTGCCAAAAACAATCTGACTGTTGCTGATGCCGCGATTGAAGAATTAAAAGCTATAACCCTTGATCCTTATATTGCTAACCGAAAATTAGAATCACAGCTCAAAGAACAAGATTGCACTATCTCCAATCTCAAAGACCAGATCGACGGAAGAGATGCAGCCCTTAGAGGTAGCGCCAAAATAATTCAAGAGCTAAATCAAGAAATCGAAAGACTGCAAGAAGCTTCAAAAAGCGTTCAGCCTATAGCCCATAGCAGGGCTGAAAGTATTGACCAACTACGTGAAGTTATCGATCGGAATAACAAAGCTTTTGCTCAAGAGAATGAACGGCTTTTAGCAGTAATTGAAGATCGCTACAAGAAAATCGACATCCTACAAGATAATCTTGATCGAGCCGACAGCGATCGCCTATCAGAGCTAACAAGCATTATGCGTATGCTGCAAGCTTGGGAATCAGTACCAATCCAACAAGGTTTAGGCGCTATACACCTAATTAAGCGAGTGATTTACGATGCAATCTGTAAGCTCGATCCTAGCCAAGCTATTGACCTTTAATCACTTTCTCTAAATCCTTTATCTCAACCCGCAACTGAGCAATCGTACCTGTGTACTGTTCGATGATGCGGGTTTCTGCTAGCTGAATAATTTTTTCGATTTGTTCGTAACCCTCATGTTTAATTTTGTTACTCTCATCAATCCTGCGATTAATACTATTTAAGGCAATTCTCAATTCTGATGCATGAATTTCTAATATAGAAGCTGTCTCTGTGGGAATGCTAGCGATCGCTTGCTCCAACGCTTGAATTGCCTCGGTGTTGTGCCTAGTGGCATTAATCAAATCCTCATGCGCTTTATTTACCGACTCGTTAGCCTTAGCTAATGACTGCAAAGACTGGGAATTAGTCGCCGACGTGTTTATAGCATTTTCAGCTAATCTCAGTAAATAATTAGTTGTGTCAGCAGAATGATTTACCCCTGCTTTTGCAATTTCCGCAAGAGTGGTCGCCTGATCTATGCGGCTCTCTTCTATCTGCTTCTCAATATTAATATCAGAAAGCTTTTCGGCAACCTCAGCGTTAGTTTCCGCTTGCCTTTGATTAATCTTTGCAGCGACAGTTCTCGAAACCACATCGCTATTACCAGCCTTGAGTAAAAACGCCCCAAACCCTGCTCCACAAGTTGTTACGATCCCAGCTATAAAAATAATAAGTGGATCTACACCTTGAGACGGTACGCCATTTGGCTGAGATTGTGGCTGAGATGTAGCTACAGCGATATAAGTTTTCATTATTGCGACGTATTGGAAAGTATTGCTTTGATTATCGCATTATTAACTAAAATAGGGCTATGTTTAGCAATCTCAAAAGCATGAATAATACATCTTGGCTAACTGTTCTCGGTCTAGTTGTTGGCTCGTCAACCTATGCCGCCCAAAATCAAATCTATCCACAGTACACAGGTGCGATCGCTACGATTGGCACGATTGCGGCTGGTATCTTGGCTAAAGGAG